AAAGAGAATCTCAGAGTCAGACACTACGTCAAAGTCATGAAGTGATCTATTGATTGATGGAGGTTGAACTTTTATATTTGTTTTTCTACAGTCAGAAAGATATACGGATGACTTATCTTTATTTCCCGCAACAGAAGTTAAAAGAGCTGCCATGTATTCTGCTACGTAGTGAGTCTTTAGGTATGCTGTAACATAGGAAACCATTGCATAGCTTGCTGCGTGAGCTCTGTTGAATCCGTATCCACCGAAATATTCGATATCAGAAAATATCTTGTTGGCTTTTTCTTCAGATATATCTGAGTTTGAAATGCATCCCTCAACAAATTTTCTTCTTATCTTTGCAATTTTGTCCATCTGTTTTTTGCCAATTACTTTTCTTAGGTCATCAGCTTCGGAAACAGTAAAGCCAGCTAATGCTCTAGCAACAGCTAGGACGTCTTCTTGATATAACATGATCCCAAGAGAGTCTTCAAGAGCTATTTTCATAGAAGGATGGTCATAATTAATTTCAGACCTACCATGCTTTCTATTTATGTAAAGCTTATCCATTCCAGAGCCCATTGGACCTGGTCTATACAAGGATATAAGAGCCATGATATCCTTGATATCTTGAGGCTGAAGCTGGACCATAAGCTGTCTCATGCCAGAAGACTCAAGTTGGAATACTCCTATAGCATTACCTTTACATAGCTCCTCAAAAGTTCTTTTGTCATCGAGAGGTATTTTTTCTAGGTCAATGTCAATTGACTTTGTTCTCTTTACAAGCTGAATACATTCATCTATAACGCCTAGGTTTCTTAAACCTAAGAAGTCAATTTTAAGAAGTCCACATTGTTCTACTCTGCCCATGTCCCATTGAGTAACCATGGGTGAGTCTACACCCTTTTGCATTATGGGAAGATAGTCGGTTAGTGCGTCTCTAGATATAACCACTCCAGCTGCATGGACTCCAGTTTGTCTGACTAAACCTTCAAGACCAAAAGCTGTATCTATTATTTTTTTACTATCTTCATTGGAATTATATTCAGAACTAAACTCTGCTACTTCCATGCACTCTGTAAGACTTTTTGATACACCTAAGACTGGTGGTGGAACAAGTTTAGATACTCTATCTCCCCCGGAAAAATCATATCCTAAGGCTCTTGCGGCATCCCTAATAGACTGTCTTGCTCCAGTCCTATTGAATGTACATATGTGGGCTACGTGATCTGTTCCATATTTTTGACGGGCATACTCTATAACTCTATCTCTATGCCTATCGTCAAAGTCTAGGTCGATGTCTGGCATTGACTTTCGGCCCTCGACAAGAAATCTTTCAAACATAAGACCAAACTTAATTGGATCTAGATTTGTTATGCCAAAAGCATAGGACAATACACTGCCAGCAGCAGATCCTCTTCCCCATCCAACTCTAATATCATTTTCTTTAGCCCATTGAACTAAATCAGATACAACTAAAAAGTATTCTGGGAAACCCATTTCCTTGACAACTCTAAGCTCATAGTTAGCTCTGTCTAAAACTTCTTGCGACAGATCTTCACCATATCTTTTTTTCAATCCATTCCATGCCAGTCTTTCAAAGTATTCAGTTGAAGACTCATTTGTTGGTATAGGAAAGTTAGGGAAATGTATTTCTCCAAATTTAAGATTAACATCTACCATGTCGTTTACATGCATGGTATTTTTAAGATACTCTTCTGTAAAAACTTTAGCCATTTCGTCGTAAGACTGTAGGTAAAATTGATCACCAGAAAAAGAAAATCTATTTGGTGTATTTATGTTGGAGTTAGTTGCTACGCATAGCATTATGTCATGAGCATGTGCGTCGTCTTGATGCACATAATGACAGTCTCCAGAAGGAACCACTTTGGCTCCTATTGAATTAGCTATCTTTATTAGGTCTGGTATGATTCGTAGCTGCTCTTCTATTCCATGGTTTTGAATTTCTATGAAATAGTTTTCTTTACCTACAATGTCTTGCATGGAACTTGCATGCATAAGTGCAGTATTGTAGTCTTTTCTCAGGAGTGCTTGAGAAACCTCTCCATTCAGACAGCCTGATAATACAATTATTCCATCAGAATGTTGAGAAATTAATTCATGGTCTACTCTAGGCTTAACATAGAACCCCTCGGTAAAAGCTCTAGAGGACATTTTAATTATATTGTGATACCCAGTGTTATTTTTTGCAAGTATAGTTATATGATATGGACCTCTTTGTTCCCATTCATTCTTTGACTTGCCAGCTCTTTCCTCTTCGTCTCTATCTAAACGAGTTTTTCTTGCTTGATAGAATTCAGAACCTAATATTGGCTTAACTCCACAGCTCATTCCGGCATCATAGAAATCTAGCCATGAGTGGATATTGCCATGATCGGTCGTAGCTAACCCGACCATGCCAAGATCCTTAGCTCTATTAAGGTATTGCTCTACGCCACCATGTCCATCTAGTGTAGAATAAACAGTGTGGTTATGTAGGTTAGTCCAATTCTTCAACTTATTCCTCTACTATTATCACTTTGTCCCAAGGCTTGATTTCTTGTTTCCCTATAGGTTATTATTACAACTCCACCACAAAATTTACACGGTACATTCTTTCCTTCTTGTGCAAAAGGGCTCCTGTACATGTACTGTTCTGGCTGGTCTGAATGGCACTCACTACAAGTTCCAATAACATCTTCATCATTTTCAATCATTTTTTTCTCCTTTCTTAACTATTTTATATGCGAATCTAATTGGCGATGGTTCATTCTTGTCATTTGTCTCAACAAACTTATCGCCTATCTTTACCCACTTTTTCTTATATTCCAATGAGCAGTCTCCACAACCAACGCCGGCTGAGTTAGCTCTAGCGCAGGTATAGGGTCTTCCTCCTATCCCTATTTCTCTTCTTTTTATCCAGTCTTCTATGTGAGCAGAAGACTTCTTGGGATTATAATCGTCACACTTTGATAATACTTCATGTAGATATTGTACCGATTCATCAGTGTAAGTTAATATAGAGCAAAGAAATAGTCTAGACTCATGATCGATATGATGGTTTTCAGTCGCTTCTTTTTCTATTCTAGAAAATGCTGAGCAGCTGTTTAATAAATTTTTCTTATCAAAGACTTTATTTCGATCATCAAAATTAACCCTACCATTTGAACCAAACTCATTAAAATAAGCTAATACATCCTTTGGCTTATTCTTTTCTTCTTCCATTTGATAAGAGTACTGCCTAAACCATTCGTTAGCAGTAAAGTTAAACTGTTGTTCAGGAATAGAATTGTCCTGTAACACAGAAGAGTATTCCGTTATCGATTCTATATCGCTGAATAAAATTTGTTTACTTAATTTAGTTTTAAAAAGACCAGTATCTTGGTGTTTAGTTCCAGGTAATCTCCACATTCTTCTGGCATCATATACAGAAAAGTCTAAAGAATTTAAGTTCAGACTTACTGATAAGTCTTTTGCTATATATCTATATAAGGTTGGAAGTCTATTTGATGGATTTATGCCCAAAGCTAAAGCTTCACATTCAATATGGAAACCTTTTTTACCTGTGTAATAAACTATTATTGATTCTTCTGGTATAAAATTTAACAAATGAAGATACAAAGTTTTAGCTTCTTGCCAAGAAATACTTATGTCGCTATTGTCTATATCGAAATATAAAGAACCCAACCTAGTAGCCTTGGAAAGATCTTGATCATCAAAATGCCAGATAGAACTGTATATTCCGGTATTGTCATACTTGTCAGAATACTTTTTAATTACATCTACATCAAGAAGAATTGGAAAGTCATTTTTCTTTTCTCTAATGACTCTTTTTAGTTGTGGAATGTATCTAGCTATTTCTAAATATCTCCACTTATATGTGTACTTAGATGGATCACTTGATATTTTCATGGCAATTTACAACTACCTTCTTCATTTCCTGAAGTAAATAAAACGTATCTCTGACTATTCTTTATCTGATCTGAAAAAGACCTATAGTAAACTGACTCTTCTATTAGGTAGTCTAGGCTGTCGAGTACAAAACTTCTAATTAATACTCTATCTTTAATTATATCTTCCATCGTTCTTCTATTATATCTTCACCATCAACAATATAGTGAACTTTTGATGCAACATTATCAGATAAGTGAACAATTATATCTAAATACGTAATTGGCACGGTCTCTGGAACGGGAGACCACGGCCCTAGATGGCATCTAACTAATCTAAGAATCGATTGAACAGTTTCCTCTGGGACAAATAGGGTAGAAGATTGTGCTTCTCCTGCATATTTTTTATCATACTCTTGACACTGTTGAACGAATTTCCCAACAGTATAGGGATGCATTGGGTCATAAAAAAAATGCTTCTTATCGTTATCTAAGGTACCCTTAGTTATGTCATGCAATAAGCACGCAGCGTAAACAAGATCTCTTTCTTCTGAAGATAGAGAATAAGAATCTGAAATTATTTTAGCTGTTCTAACAACTCTTTTTGTATGAAGAACATTTCCCCCAGAATTATGTTCATCACTAGGATGATACTTTCCAGAGAAGCTTGATGGTATAGTCCAAAAGCCATCTGCTCTTAGCAAGATTGATTTAACAAAACTCTTAATATTGCTATCTGATATCATTTCTATTTCATGAAATAAAGGTTCAAGTATTTTTGATTCCTCTTCAAGAGAAATTGAATCTGATTCTTTATTTAAAATTTCATCTAATATTGAATCTTTAGCCAACTTTAAACTTCCCAATCTTTCCAGTTAGAACAAGGTTTATCAAAAGGACACTTTTTGCAATACGAGGTTAGACCTCTTCTTGGCACATACTTGTCATCCTCTTGTACGACGCTACACCAATACTTCAAAGCTTTAGTATCATCTTCATTTAACTCGTATTCAGAAAATTTTTGAGAAGAAGAAAGTAAGTCGTAGTGACCGAATCTTGTTTTACTTATTTTAGTTGGAAACTTATGTTTAAAAGCTTCATAAAGTATAGAGAAGTCCATTTGATAAAGAGATGTATGTGAATTCCTAAAGTTAAAAACCCACTTGTAAACAAAGTACTCATTGTTTTCAAACGTTATTAAATCAAATTTACTATTAATTTTTATAGACTTATCTAATGGTAGGTAGAATTGTTGATCAATAGCTATTGGTATAGCATTTGATTCTGAATGCTTATTGTAAAAGTCAAGTAGTGACGCAGAAGCTCTAGATGTAAAGCTAGCTGTGTTTCCGTAGAAACTTTCATGCTGTTCATGTATTATGTCGTAAGCTGTTGCGTCTTTACTGAACCACAACTTCTCCCACCTATTTAAAAGGGATGCATAAGAAGGAACTATTCCCCCTTGTTTTTTATAGAAGAAGTAGTTGATAACACTTTTGAGTGTATTCTCAAATCTTGCAGTGATTAAATCTCTGCTCATAATTGTCTCAGGAAGTTTTTGATCGTGCCTATAACTGTAAAGTAAAGCACAAGTTTGATAATCCTTAATTGCTTCTATTGTTAATTCTTTCATATGTCAAAATCGCTATCGTCTAATAGTTCATCTAAAAGAGAACTTGTGTCGTAATCATTTTCTGTAACTGGTTCATACTCTTCATATACTTTTCTTGAATCCACATATCTAACCAAGGGAGGATTATAAAGAAAGCTTGATCCGGTTATTCTATTCTTTGGAATTTGCAGCTGCATTATATTATCATCTTCAGAGTCATCACCACTAATTAATTTTTTTTGTGTGATAAATATTGTTACAGCACACTTTTGTTGTATGGCTAAAGAGCCACCAGTGTCAGATTGTTGTACAACTTCTCTTTTTTCTTTCATTCTATTTGAGTTTTCTTGAGCTGTAATAATAACAACACAATTCATATCTCTAGCTAGCTTTTCTAGCTTAACCATCATCTCTTCAAACTCGCCCCACCTAGGCTTACCTTTGCCACCCTTTGTAAACATAGACTGTATCGTGTCTATGACTACAACGTCAGGAGTCTTGGCATAGTCAATGATATCTCTCAACCACTTTTCAAGGTCCTCAAAGTATGGAGTCTCAGGGTCATGTCTAACAAGTAACCTATTTCCCCATTGGCTTAATTTATCTTTAAACTTACCAAGGTAATAGGTCTTCTGATCCTCAGACCAGTTCTCTGACTCCGCATAGACATTTTTGCCAATAATCTGAGTCATTAAGATTCTCTCCCAGTGACCAACAGCCTCTTCAAAGTTTACATACAAAGCCGTATATCCACACTCTACCCAGTTATTAACTAGGCACTTAGCGAACGTGCTCTTACCTTTGCCTGAGGCAGCTATGATTGCGTGTACAGCGCCCTTATAGAACCCACCGTCATCTGTGTACCCCATTGCTCTATTAAGAGCTTTAAACTGCGTTGGCAGAAAGCTGGGAATATTTAATAGATCTTCAGCCCTATTAGAGATGTCGTTTGCTGTTGTAAGTTTTTCCAAGGGATCATAGTTAACGCTATTTTCTAATTCTTTTATTTCTGATGTAAGTAAATTGATTCTTGCTGTATCTTTTTCAGATTTAACTCCCTTTTGAGATAGTATATGCTGAAGTTCTTGCAGGTAATCAAGCTGCTTTTTTTTGTTAGCTTTGTACTTTACTATCTGAATAACTGACTCAACAGTTGAAAGCTCAATGGATAAAAGTAAGTCCATCATAATTGAAACGCCAGCGTTTCCGCCAAGACCTTCTCTTATGTCTGTTTCTGATTCAAGCCAATTTTTAAAACCTACAGGATTTACCATAGATAGCTGAGTTACAGAATGGTATGCAAGAAGTGCTAGGTAAAATTCATGAACACCTTTTTGACCATGATTAATCCCAACTATATCTGGAGCAAGCTCGTTTGCGAATGCAGATATAGCACCATCTTCTCTTAAAGAGAGTGCAAATATCTGATACTCAATAGGTATGTCAGAATTTTCTTCAAGAACTTCTGTTACCATTCTTTTTTTCATCCTTAATTGCTCTGTAGATTTTCTTACGTTCTTCGGACTTTTTCTTTTTCATAGATTTATAAAAGTCTGATTCATATGTATTATTTTTTACCTTCTGCTCTTTGATAAAAGGTGAATCTTTTATCGCCTGCAGCATTCTATTAAATACAGACTGTTCTGTAAGCTGATCATTATACCTAAAAACAACTAATGCAATGCCTTGTTGTTTACACATTTCGGCTTTTTTTGTATCTCTTTTTTGAGCTTCGTAAAAATCATATTTTGATTCATAGAATCTAGCCGTGTAATAAAAGTGCTGTCTACCATGATATTCGGCTGCTAACTTATAGGTAGGACAGTAGATATCAAGTCTTAATTTATCTTCTAAATAAAATTCATTTATTATTTTTTCTCCCGGAAGGAGTTTTTGCATCATGAAAGTAAGGGAGGACTGACCTCTAGACATTTTTTTTCTAGAGTTTTTCAACCAAGACAGACCAAGTTGGTTAATCTTTTGGTTTACTTTATTAACAGTCCAACCTACTTCTTTTGCTATGTCAGATATACTAAGACTACTTTCAAAGAGTAAATCTACAATTAGCTCAGTATCGTCTTGTTCTTCTTCCCAGTTACTTCTTGTCATATCTTTTATTAGGGTATTTATTACCTTCATCTTTTGTAAATCTTGGTCTATCCATATTTAGATGGAACTTTGCCGAACTGATAAACTTGCCAAAGTCAATTATTGACACATTCATAGTTTCCCATATCTTGGGTGCAATAGCAGTTGCCAACAGTGGGCAATCAAGTATGACCGCATCTACGCCATTTTCAAATTCACTTATCTGAGCAACAATAGAGTCAAGCTTATCATAGTAATTATTGTAAGGCACTGTGATTACGTATTGGTTTTGTCCAAAAATCTTTTCAACAGTTTTTTTATCATGGAATGTTAAAATAACATTCTTAGAATCCCTAATATAGTGATTGATAAATATATCAATTACTTCTTTTTTATTAGAAAAAAAGTGCTCAAACATACCAGCATCATAGTATGTAGAGTTACTACTTAAGCCTATGCTATTAAGCTTTCCAGACTCTATCTCGTTAGAGAATTCAAGAGGCAATGCTTTCAAGAAGTTTTCATCTTCAATCGACATACATTTGGAAAGTGACTTTATAAAATATCTAGGAGGTTTTTTCTCCGAAGTATTTAGAGCTGCACCAATTGCAGATCTTGATATGTTTACATAGGCAAACTTATTCTTTCTTTCAATTTTTTCAGTAAGAGCAATGATTGACTTTACTGGATCTAAAATTTTATTAACGTCTTCCATTTTATATACCGAAATTTTCCCACTGGATTAATACTGGATTAGGATCTACTATAGAATTGATATGGTCAATCTGATGGAATTTTCCGCCATCTAAATTTGAGTATCTTTCATACTTGCTTTTTTTGTCTTCATCATAAGTATAACCTAAGTGCTTCATGATTAGACCAGAGTGAAGCCAATAGTTTCTGTTTCCCATCCATTGAGAAACATAAGTTGGCTCGGACCCACATGCTAAGGCCTTGTTGAGAAAGCCTGCATTTTCTTGAAATCTAAAAATTCTAGATGAATTATTAGGAGCCCACAACTTGTCGACTCTGTAATGAGTCTCACTCCACATATGATAAAATCTAACATTTACAACATCAAATTCTGACCTAGATAAAACACTTTTTATATCTATAGAATTAATATTGTTTATGTCAAAAAGCATTTCGTCACAATCAATTGCAATTACCCAGTCTCCAGGAGAAGCAAACTTCTCTAAGTTGCCCCAGGCATTTGCTCTTAATCTACCCTCATGAGTTGCAAAAAGAGGCTCTGGAGTAGAGAATACCTCTGCATACTTTGCAGCTATATTTGGAGTATCATCGGTTGAGCAGTCATCAGTAAAAATTATTTTATCTACTTGACTTGATATTCTTTGTAAAACTTCTTCTAAGAATCTAGAAGATTCATTTCTTCCTACCATTTGAGCGTATATCATATTTTTCCTTTAAATGAATATAGGGGAGACCACATAAGCAGTCTCCCCTATAGTTAATAAAATTATTAGGCTTCGATCTGCTGGCGTGCTTCCACTGCAGAGATGCGCTCAATTTCAACGTCATGGAACATGACTTCACCAGTTACGCTGCGTCGACCAGCAGCAAGCTTCTGGGCATCGCTCTTGTTGTTGGCACGGACAAGTGTAGTTGTAGTAACAGTAAAGTACTTGAACTTGTTATCTGACATTTTTATTTCCTTTTCTATTTTGTTGGATAATGTACTGCGATGTATTCTATCGCATCTTGCAGATTGTCTGCAAGTTTGGTTGCCATATATTTCATATATATGCGATCTTTATATTGATTAGCACACATAACAACTGTGGGCTGGCCATGGATTTTTGCCCATGCTAACTCAAAGTCAGTTCCTATGTATGCTCTATCTTCTAACATGTATTCTACCAGCAAAAGATCTGATTTCTTCTGCATAAACAAATTTTTTTGTGCAATTTCTTCCGGAGACATTGAATAGTCTTCTGGTATAGATGTTGGATCCAATACAGAATAACCACGTTGATCTAATAAAAATGTAGCTTCCTTACGCCAGCTTGTTGCGTACTCGCCTACATAATCCATTGCACCTGATAAGAATATTGTTACACTCATACTGGCCAATGATACTCTAAATCTGACGGATCGTCAAAATACTGAGAATAATATTCATAATCTTTTCTAAGAAGATTTGATCTATGTGAACGATGAAATTGATCATTACCAAACCATGATGGCAGAACTATATTACTGCTATCTACTTCTTCAAATACCATATTGTTTTTATACCCACGATTCATCCACTCAGCAATCGTGTGGTTTTGATAAACCTTTAGTGCTTCTTCGTAACCAGCCCACATACGAGTAACTGGATGGTTACGCCAACCTTTCGTATGCGTTCTTTCGAGTAGAACATTAAGAACTTGATATGTTTCAACACGTTGTTTTCCTAACCGGCGATAGTCTAATACTTGAACTGACTTAATAAAATCAGGATATGGTAAAAATGTTTGCATTACTTTTCTTTCTTGAATTCCTGGAATGTCTTATCGCCTACACCAAAATATTCTCTGGCTAACCCTGCAGCAACTATATCTGTGTTCAGACAAGCTCCTGCTTCGTTCCACACTCTAGCAAGTATTCTTCCGTACTTCTCATTTTTATCAAGAATTGTTTCTATTTTAATTTTGCTACCCGCAGCAGTAATCCACTGATCTGTGAACTCTTTAGCAGCCAGTCCCATTTTCTTTTCTTCAAGATTTGAAGTGCGACTCTCTGGAGTATTTATTCCATATAATCTTACTCTACCTTTTCTAAAAGTATCAAATCCTAGGTCAATAAGGATATCAAATGTATCTCCATCAACTATTTTTTTAACTTCTGCGTTGTATAAGTATACATTAAATTTATCTGTCATTTTAATTTTCCTTTTTTAAATTTTGATATTTCTTATCATTTTCTTCAAAATAATTATTTGATATTTTTACATATTCATCATATTTTTCTTTATTTTCTGCTCCCCAAAAACCAAATTTTTTACCATAAAGATAATCATAGCCAAAATTTCCATATATTTTTTTACCTTCAAGAACTCCATTAAAAGCAAACAATCTATCGTCTGGATATTTTTCTTTAGTAAAACCATTTTCTGGATGTTTTCCCAAAGTTGATATAACAGTTTTGTCTGAACTAAAAAATCTATACCCTCTTGTCGAAGCCCTTAATGCAGTTACTTCTTGTTCTGGACAGAAAGGGATAAATGGATTATAGGATATTTCATATAAAAATTTTGAATCTCCAAAAAGTCCACCGCCACCATAACAAAGGTAGTGCTCTAAATACTTTCCTAATATTTTTTCTTCATGTTCCCTAGATTCATCTACGTGAGTACTTAGACCATCTTCTCTAACAGAAAGAGGGTAAGCTTTTTCTCCCATAAAATTATTAATATACTTCTTCTCCGGATCAAAATATGCTTCTTCACCATGCCATGATATAGATTGCGAGATCAGTGGTTTATCGCAATATTTCTTTAATTCTTTTATATTTTCAACTAGAATAGAATCCCAATCTTTTACAAAGATTGTGTGTGCATCAATTTGTAGAAAATATTCCTCATTATTATGCAGGGTAGTACAAGCTAATCTAGCAAAAGCTACTCCCAATGGCTCTTTGTATGACACATTAACACATCTAACGTTCGGATATTCAGAGAAGTCTTCAAATTTAGATTCATTAGTTTTTTGATTAAATATTCCAAAAAAAACATTAGAAGGATACTTAGCTTTTTTATAAGCATCTTGGATAGTTGTATCAGTAAAGTATTCATTTAATGCAGGAATTGCTACAAAAATAGTGTCTATATTATTTTCATCCATTATAGTATCTTTCTATATTTTTTTTATTTGGTCTATTACCCATTTTATCACAGGACTTACTACGCCATTTCCACACATTTTATAACGAGTATTATCGCTATTAGTCTTGCCGTCAGCTCTATATAAAGTGTGATTTGTGGGCCAGCCCATTAATCTTTCGCATTCTATTGGAGTAAATCTACGCACACCTTTATCATCTACTACTAGGTTTTCCCCTCTACTTGAGGGTACTCCTCCTTCGCCACCACTTCTAAGGCAGCTTGCAAGTTCTTTGGGATCTTCTTGTTCTTGTTTGACACTCTTCTTAAGATTCCTTTTGCTGCTTTTTTCGACAGGTAATATTTGCTGTGGACTTCTTCTGGCAATTGAAGGATCGAGGATAGCGATGACAAAAACTCTTCTTCTTTTTTGGGGCACTCCGAAGTACTGTGCATCAAGGACTGACCATTCCAAGTGATAACTCCCCAAGCCTGCCATTTCTTTGATGACTGCCTCAAAGTCGTCACCACTATTGGAAGACATGGCTCCAGTGACGTTTTCCCAAATTGCGACCTTTGGATATTCTCCACCCGTACTCTCTTTCATTTCTTTAATGACTCTAATTGCTTCAAAAAATAGATTAGACCTACTACCTTTTAGCCCAGCTTTTTTTCCTGCGTTAGACAAGTCTTGACAAGGGGATCCAAATGTAATTAGATCTACAGGTGTAAGGCCTTTTCCATCTACATTACATATATCACCCCAACGCTGAACGGTTGGCCAATGATATTCAAGAGTTTGCAGACAGTTACTGTCCCATTCTACTTGAAACTTACATTGCAAACCAGCAGAATCTAAACCTATATCAATTCCACCAACTCCTGCAAACAAAGATCCGTAGGATTGTATAGACAATTTAGTCCTTTCCTAAAATTATGTAATTACAAATTTTTTTAAAAACAATTATATATTATATCACAAAAAATATGATAGTATATTATATAATACATGATACAGGTAAAGGTGAACCAAATGAATGATAATACAAAAAATCTTTTTTTTGATAAAGCTTTTTGTATTAACTTAGAAAGAAGACAAGATAGGTGGCAGCGTGCCAGGAGTCAATTCAAACTATTAAACATTGAGGTTGAAAGAATTGCCGCAATTGATGGTTCTCTTTTTAATTTAGAATTAAAACCAATATCAGACAGTATTGGAACTCCTGGAGCTTTAGGCTGCAGTATGTCACATTTACATATAATGAAGATGGCTAAATACTTAAAGTTAAAAAATTATATAGTTTTTGAGGATGATATAGAGTTTTCTGAAAATTTTCTATATAAATTTATAAAAATTTTTAACAACGAACTTCCAAAAGATTGGGATATTTTATATCTTGGTGGCCATCATGTGGAAAAGCCTACAAAAATTTCTGAAAATGTCTATAAGTGTAACTACACGGTGACAACACATGCAATTGCATTTAATGAAAGTATTTATGATCTGTTTATATCAAAATTTAACGACTTCAGCAAACCGTGTGATGTTCATCTTGCAAATGAACAAAAGAACATAAATGCCTACGTAATATATCCACCACTATGCTGGCAATATCTTAGCTACTCAGATATATTAAAAAGAATCAGTAATGCTTCAGACGAAGAAAGACTTAAGCAATCTTTTTATAGTCAAGTGTTAAAGTTTTAAAATAAAAGGATTGATAGTTGTTTACAAAAAAAATATTAAAAGAAACAAGTTGGGAAACTTTTAAGTTTAACACTTTATACTGGGATAATATATCTGATGATGTAGTTAAGTCTCATAAAGAAGTATGTAATTTTTTAAATTTAAATATTAACTATTGCAGACCAAGTGACTATGTTAAATCAAATTGGATAAATCATTCAGACTGGATGAACATAATATGTGAAGATTCAGACGATGACATAATAGGATTCTTTGACATAGACTGCGTTCCAATAAATGTAGATAAAATAAAAGAGTGTTACGAATATGTCAAAAAACATGAAACTTTTTTAGGAATAGCTCAAACTTCAAATCATAAATTTCCAGCTTCACACGTCTATGCCGGACCTGCTTTTTTTATTATTTCAAAAAAATGTTTATTAGATTTAAATACATCCTTTAAAGAAACTTCAAGATCAGATGTTGCAGAAGAAATAAGCTATGTAGCTGAGCAAAATAGTAAATGGTATCGCTGCATATATCCAACGTATTACGAACACTTGCCCCATGGTACGAATGGGCCAAAGTGGAAATTGGGTAATTATGGTTTTTTTGGAATAGGTACTACATATGAAGATTACTGTTATCATCATTTTAGAATAGGGCATGCAAATGAAGAAGATGTAAGTAGATTTATGGCAAGATGTAAAGAAATTATTAATGGAAGTTTTTCCACTAAAAAGTTTAAATCTTGTACTGATTTATTGTATCAGCACAATAATATGGAAAAAATTAATTATAATTATTCAAATAAATCTATAGAAATTTACAAACCACCTATTTTTAAAATATATTAATAGTCAATTCCATAAACATTAGATGTATTAAAATCTATTTTTGATCTTAATAAGTAATCTTGGTATGAATTATAGTCAGGGGCTCCATAAAAACCAAATTTTTTTCCATATATGTATTCATGCATGCCTATTTTATCTATATCTTCATTTTCAAATAAAAATTTTCTATCATCTGGATAGTCTAAATCAATAAATCCATCAGTTTTATTTTTACCCAAGGTAGATACCATACTCTTCTCTGAACTAAAGAATCTATAATTTCTTGTACATGCTCTGAGTGCTGTAAATTCTTGTTCTGGAGTAAATTTTATAAAAGGATTGTAAGATATTTCATATATAAAATCAGATAAACAAAAAAGCCCACTACATCCCAGGGACAAATGATTTTCTAAAAATTTTCCAAGAAACTTTTCTTCATTTATTCTTGTTCTATCTTCGTGAGTTATAGGTTTTCCTTTTTCTGGAAAAAATGGATATGCTTGAACGCCATTAAAATTTTTTATATACACTTTATCCGGATCAAAATAAACTGAAACTTGATGCCAAGCACAACTTTGAGATATTGCAGGTTTTTCAACATGCCTCAATAGCAAGTCTAGATCATTAATAAGTACTGAATCCCATCCTTTTGCAAAGATTGTATGGGCGTCAATTTGTAAAAAGTATCTCTCATCATCATGAAGAGTAGAGGCAATTAATCTGGCTAATCCTGCGCCAAGTGGCTTTTTATAATTTGCATGAATACACCTTACATTTTTGTAAGACGTAAAATCTTCAAAATTATTTGAATTTGTTTTTTGATTAAAAATACCAAAATAAATATTTTCAGGTTTGTCAGCTTTTTCAAAAGCGTCTTCTACTGTAACATGAGTAAAGTGTTCATTGAAAGCTGGAACAGCTACGAATATTTTTTTATTTCTCCACACTTTAGTCTCTTTCTATACCTATAGAATCACAAGCTTTTCTAAATATTTCTCTACTTATTGGAAACTGTGCATCAGCATGACTATAGCCTTCACCTGGTTTTGGAGAAGATGCATGCCAGCTATGCCCTATTGATACAGATCCATCATACACTACATTGTATCCTAAGTGTCTAGCAAAGTATGAACACCATGTCTCTTCGTAGTAATGAGGTGTAGGTAAGAATGCGCCAATTGCATTTGGATATAATTCTCTATACTTAGGATTGTTAGTCAATGCATTCCACACTTCTCGTCTTATGAAGTAAGCAGATCCTGACACTGTCACGCAGTTTACTCTATCTCTGAATAAAGAGTCTGCTTTATCTTCAGCTCTCCAGCCTCTATGCCCTGGTTTTAAGTTGGTGCCGACAATACCAGCGTGTGTTATTAAACCATTCTCGTCTCTTTGTTTTGGGCCGAGTATATGAATATCTTTATTCTCATCAAAGATGCTTTGGATTTTTATAAGATCTTCATTTGAAAACCAAACATCAGCATTTAAGAGTGCAATAATATCTGAATTAGATTCACGAGCCATCATATTACAAGCTGCTGAGTAACCTATATTGCGACGCAGGTAAACTCTATCTATTAAATATCTCTCTTCATTTTCTCGTATCCACTGTATGAAGTCATCTTGGGAATCATTATCTGTAATATACAAATTCCAATTTTTTTCAAGCGCGCCATTTGGACTATCTAAGCTAGAATGCAAGACGTCCAAAAGTCTTTCTATTTGCTTTCTAGAATTGTAATTAACTATACATAGGTCTATCATTTAAAAAAACTTCCTGCATCATCTATTTCTTTTTGCACTGTTGCAAATGCATTCTGAGGACTAAAGCCACATTCTAATAAATCGTAAAAGAAATTTGAAGCTTCTTTTTGAGGCGACATATCATATTCACTTAGTCTATTGACAAAGTTTTCAATAGTTAAAGTGTTTGAAGAAACAAACTTCTTATGTTTACTTTTCTGATATAAAACATAACCAACAAATGCACTAATACTTAAGGCTATTATAATAACCGAATCACCATTCTTCTTCATAATCACCTTCATCTGAGTATTGTGTCTTGTCAATCCATTCCCTGATTAGTTCAGCAACGCTTTGCCACGATTCCGATTCAACGCTGTCTGTAGAAGATGCCATATACAAATATGTTTCATATATGTGTTCCAAGACATCCACCGATGCAACAATTGCTGCTTCCCCCGGGAGGATTTTTAATATTAGTTTTTTCTTTTGTCCCTTACTCATTATCCGTTTTCTTTTCTTTTCTTTCTTTTATATCTGCAGAGAAAACTTCTTCATCTGAGACTTTATAGGCAGATAGATTGGAATTATCCGGTTCAAATGTTACGAATAAAACTTTTTTATCTTTTATACTACAACCTTCAGGCGGTGCTGATTCTAGGGCAATCTTCTTTGAAGAGCAACCGTAGACCTGACTGTGTCCATCGTAGATAACAATGTAATTTACCTTTGAAGCTGCCAATTTATTTTACCTTATATGTTTTAATGCCAGAAGTATTCATGAATTTTTCTACTTCATCCCAATTTGAATATTCTTCATCAGCAACATAATAGACGTCTCTAACTGTACTGTTCACTATTAACTTTGCGCAAGTTAAACATGGAGGACCGTTTACGTAAAGCTTGATTGGTCTAGCGCTATAGTCTGAATGTAAAAAAGCATTGGCTTCTGCGTGAACAGCTATACAGTTATCATAGTTGCTTCCACTTGGTGACATGTCAGTAAATCGTGGACAGCCTCCGTCCTCACAGTGTACTGAATTTCTTGGCCCACCATTATAACCAAACCCGACTATGTGACCAAAATCGTCCACTAATAAAGCAGCATACTTTTTCTTACCACATGTTGAAAATATGGTAGAAGAGCTATAGCACATCTGCATATATTGCAGATCTTTTCTTGTTAACTCACCGTAACTCATAATAGGTATATTATATAACCAGTTAGCAGAGAGGACAACGCTGAAAGTGCTATAAATCTATATCTTGTTTTTTTATTTGAAGATATTTGCGCCATTATAGATAGGCTAATTATCCAATTAATCATAATGGAAAAAAGAATAATTAGTAAAAGGCTACTAAACATAAGAGTACTTCCCTATTAAGGCCTCAATGGAGACGGGGTATAAGTCTTTAATTAGTTTCAGAGTAGCTTCTGCATATACTCTAATTTCTTCTTGTGCTGCTTCTTCTAATCTTTGGACTAGGAACAGACATGCTGACTGAAGACTGCATGACCATCTGTAGACTACATTCATTGAGTAAGCCGGTAGGAATAATCTCGCCTGCTCTGGAGCAATGCCAGACTGCATGGCTAGATTATAAAATGCTTCACCCTGCTCTATGTATCTTACTAGTTGCTCGGTTAGTGTTGCCCCAGTAAATGGATCACATATTCCAGCAGATCCTTGTTTTTTATCTTCTGGAGCAAGTCTCCATCCATCAGCCTTTGGAACATAGAAGTCAGGTTCCATCGTCACATATCTTCTTGAGGATTCGTTCCATGAATCCATAGTATGATCTGAGCCAACTACATATTTCCAATGCTGTCTTGCAACCATTAACGGGGCTTTAAATTCAAAAGTCATGAATGCGTGACGGAAAGGAGACATGTGATTCTCTCTAGCAAGAAAATCAATTAGTCTAGCATCTTGTGTCGTAAAAGCTTCGCTTTCTTTAGCAAAGGAAGCTCTGGCAGCATTGACTACAGATAAATCTGAACCCATATGATCGACTAGTCTTACGTAGCCATTGTCTAATACTTTAATTATATTTTTATCACTCATCATCTTCTTCACCTTCGTCTAATTCAAGATCATCAAAAGTATCTTCAAACATTAATTCTACCATGTATTCATCTAAGTCTTCTGTTAGCTTGTATATATTTCCAAGAATTTCTTTTAACTCTTGATCTGTAGAATAATCTTCTACAGAAAGATAATTAAACATTAAGTCTCCTACATGAACTGCAGCTCTAGAAATAGATTGAAAAATTAAAGTAAATTCCTTAAGAAGAGATTCTATAGATACATTTTCTACATTTATTATTCCTTCTATTGAAGAAGATTTAATTCCATCTAAATCATCAGAAGAAATTATTGCTTCAAACATTTTATCTATATCTTCATTTTCAAATTCAGACACTAAAACCTCTTACTTAGAATTATCTTGTATAAACTTTATCTCACATGAATCTGTAGTACAGTAAGCTTCGCCAATAGCATCTGCTGCCATACCTGCGTAAACTCCAGAGAAGTCTATTGGGAATAGTTTCATTGACATCTCATTGTATTCTTCTTCTGAGATTTGGCTATACGGCATTTGCAAGTACGTATGATTACCTTGAGGTAAGAATGAAACAGTTTTTAACTGGCCATCATACATATGTAAAACTGTCCCTACATGCTTTTTTTCTTGTTCTGCATCAAAAGATATAGTTACAGAAACTGAATTGTCTGACCAGTATCTTTGAGCAGCTGCAGCTAATGCCATTTTTTCAAAGATTGTTACATCTTTCTCTGATCTTCTTGCTTCAGATTTAATTGGAAAGAAAACAACTGAAGTTGTATCTGGAGACTCTGCTGCCGGCTCTACGTTGTAGTTGGCCATTTTGAATAACGGAAGCATCGGGTCTTCATTAGAAAATCTAACAGCTCGCAAAAAGTATTCTCCACCTGGAGTCCAATGTACACCTGGAGATTCACCAGCAAGAATAGACACAGTGCCGGATGGCTTTACTGTTGTCATTTTAATTGATTCACGAATGCCAAGCCATTCAGAGTAAACTGTATCGTAATTTTTAATTGTAGCATAGCCTGAGTTCATCCACTCTCTTAATACTGGCATTCCAAGTTTGTCTGCAAAGTTAGCAACACCTGACATTGATGTTCCTATTCTGCGGTTTCTTTGCATGATAGCATTAGTCTCTTCCCAATGGGTTGGAAGAAGGGTTACTGTCTTAGCATATAAGTAGGCAAACTTTAGTGTTCTCTTATAATCTTCAATGTTATCGTGTCGATTTAAATAGGTCTCTACAAGAGTGCAGCATTCATATGACTCAAGTGATTGCTCTGCGCAAGGGTTGTAGCCCGCTACTCTCCAGTCTTTATTATTTGGCGGATCAGCTAGGCGACCATACTTGCGTGACACATCAAGCCATATAACACCTGGCTCACCATTGAGGGCAATTCCTTCAACTATAGGAGACAAATCTTGACCCACATGTGTTTCTACAGAGTTATTAGACATCCATCCCCACCCTGGGTTTTGTGGATCATAAGAGTTTCTCTCTGGAAAAACAGCAGGATTCTTTAAATTCAAGAAACTTTCATCGTCAATTCTACCAATTAAAAGTTCTGCAGAACGACGAACGTTTCCAGAAACAACACAAACACCAATAAGGTTTCCAATATCTGCAATATCTTTTCTTGTTAACTTTTCACCATTTCTAGCATTAAAGATATTCCTAATTGCTGTATGTAATTTAATTAATGGCGCTGGACCAGATGCTGTTCCACCAAAAGTTTTGATCGGAGTACCCAAAGGTCTAATTGAAGAGTAGTCAAATTCAATGACAGCTTGATCTGATTTAAGATATGAATTTATTAAAGCAATAGTGGAGTCTCTCCAACCTTCTCTGCTGTCTTCAATCAATTCTATAACAGTAGACTTTGTGGGTTCATAGATCACGAAGTCCTTATCAGCACCCTTGTCATCAAAGCCTACGCCAACACCCAGCATGGATGCTTCCATAAGAAAACCAAATGGTTTAGCCGGATTATGCTTGTTCATTTCCGAAGTTGAAACAAATGCACAGTTCTGTAATGCAGCTGAGTTTTTTTGATCATTAACAATAGGTGTCCCCATCACCCAGAGACCTCTTCCTGGTGGAGTCCACTTTAGATTAAAGAGTCTATCAAAAGCTTCTTTAGCAGAAGCTTGCGCTTTTGCGTCGTTCCATGGAAGTCTATTTTTTTTACAATGATCTTTCTGAAGAGAGTACATTCCATTGATAACTCTTTCACACACGTCAACCCAAGTTTCCTTGGTGCCATCTTCTTTTATTCTTGAGTATGTACGAAGAAATGTAATTTCACCAAGAGAGTTTCCACCGGCATCTTTATATCCGAATGGAGAAGCTTTACCTTTAAAGGAAGAAATAAAGTCATCACTTAAGTGAAAAGAAAATAAAGAGCTTTTTATTGAAGTGTTTATTGATTGGTTAGCTATTTCGTGTAATATACTTGTGTCAGACATTTAAAATTTCTCCTTATTTTTTATTAAAATTTTGACATACTTTTTATCTATCTTAGATATTTCTAGTTCTTTTATTTTACATATTTGATCCATGGTATAAACTTTATATATTTCTCTTTCTATAAAATATCCACTTCTCCAGTTCAAGACTTTGTTAATATTCTTTTCGTGCTTTGTGAATGTGTTACATATAACAGCACCGCCATAAATTTTAATTAAGTTTTGAAACTTCTTAACTATGTCTGCTTTATTATCTGGCGTTACACAGTGTGAATCCTCAGACTTTGAGTACAACCAATTGAAAGCCTGCCTAGTCATTGGGACATAATCTATAGATTCAATCACACCATATGATAGCATTTTTTTTCTATTTTTTCTTATTTGAATGTCTTCATTTACCATTTTTTTATATATATCAATCCAGTCTTTTTGATTAAACTGAACCCAAGTTGGCAACCAAAACAACATGTTTTGAGGAGGGTCTGTTATGATTGACTTATCATAAAATGGCATTAGGGTTGCACATGCAATAGCCTTTTTAATGTGGTTCTTGGCTTCTGCTTCGTCAGCTATTTTATTCTTAGTATTTACCCAAAGCTGAGAAATGTGTGGCTTCCAGTCAATGTCCGCAACATAGATTCTTAAGTACATATCGGCAACGTCTACTGATATTATATCTTCTTTGACAACCCTCTCGAGATCATCGATTACCATATAATCCTAACTATCTCCATCTAAAGATGACCAAACCTATAAAACCACTTCTAAAAAAGAAAACCCCGCTCATAAGAGCGGGACTTCTTTGTCTTAACGCCTCTATCATTATAGCATTTAGTATGCTACTTTGATGAGGCTAGAACTCATTTATTTATTTTTCTTCTTACATCTTTCTCAAGCATAAGGTGAAAAGTTACTGCTAGCCAAAGACCCATTACTGGAGCTTTAGATATTTTACCTTCTGACAATCTCCAAAAAGATCTTGTCAGTGTTTCTGTTTTTTTTGTTTTAATTGCGAATATATCATAGGCTAAAATATAGCTTACCAAAACTGCCCAACCAAATAAACCAGATACTTTACTATCTTTTTCTAAATGTATTGGGGAAGAATAATAATTAGAGAGCTTTTGCAGATGGTACGCCGAAATACTCTTGAACTTTTTCTCTTCCATAATCACCCGTCGTATTAGCCTGACCATATCCAACTGTAAATATCTTAGAACTTGTCACACCTTGGAATTCTTCTGGTTTGAAAACTCCAAAAGAAGATGGCGCACCTTGTGCTTCTGTTCTTGCAGCATGGCCTGTATTAGCAAATATATCAGCAGACGGCACTCCGTCGAAAATATTGTTGTTGTAGCTGTAATCACTTACTCTATCAGCATGACCAAAACCTGATGGAAAAGCTGCAGCTCCAGCTAGACCCTTGTACTCCATTGGACGGAATCTAGCACCATCGTATGTTGCAGTTCCATCTGGGAATGTTCCAGAAAGCGGATGTACGTAGAGGGTTGTCCCGTTAAATACCTGGGATAGAAATCTATTGCCAGGAAATTGCCCAGTTCCAGGGGCAAAATGATTATCAGGAGCACCGTCCAATACATGGCTTGTGCTATACAGTGGGTAGTAGGAATAAGTTCCAGTGCCCTTAGCTTTCCCGGACATGCTAGTATAAGGGTTCACCATCTGATTGGTGTTTTGGCCCTTCAAAACTGGTCTGGGGCCAACATAAAAAGTAGCCATTTATATTCTCCTTAGGATAAATTCTTATTGTTTATAGTAATTGCCAAATGGCAACTTTTTAGTTATAGTTAATTATTAAATCTGATAAAACTGGAGCAGTTCCATCTGGCATGATATTAAGGGTAATCTCTATCCATACGGCATTTGAAGCCCCTGGATTTGTGGTTGTATAGATTGATCCGTCATTGTATATAACCCTATAGCTAAAGGCTTCAGAGAGAAGAGCTGGGGAAACGTTATATATCTTTGGAGTTACGCTTGTAATCGAGGATATTGTGTCGCCATTTGCTGGCTCAAATTTGAATATGATTTTACCTGATGGCAGGAATTTGTCATATCTTACATCTAAATCCGAAAGTCCATAAGTGTAGATATACTTTCCGTTTTCTGTAAAGTAATTTCTTTGTCTCATCGCAATTCTTATTGCGGTTATGTCAAGTTCACGGAAGTAAAAACCAATTGGACCAGAATTTAAAATGAAATCAGAGCCTATAGAGGTCCAACCACCTGGTGGAACCTTTCCTATTGCACTTGTAGTTCCATCATATAGCCTATCTCTATTTACAGGTAGCCAAACATCAGACTCTGTCATTGTTGGATTTTGAGTTGTAGTATATTCAATTGCCATAATGTCAACTCCATAAACTGGGTATGGATTGAGCTTTATGAAATTACTCTTTTTTGATCCGGTATACTCTGAAGGAATTTTAACATATAAATATGTTTGAGCTCCAGCTACAGCTGTTGAGTTTGAGATAACTGTTCTCTTCCAATACTTATCAGATCTATCCAATATGGCATTGTATACATTTGTTCCATCTATGATGGAACCAGGTACATCTACGCCTGAAAGGCTGTTTGATATTCTTGTTTCAAAGAAATCTGGTATTATTTGACCTTCATTTGAGGTGAAAAACTTTAATTTTGAATGCGATGAGCCATCAATCTTTGGAAGAGTTACTATATTATATATAGGGTCAAAGGAAAGTATCTCATCTAATTGTATAGAAACTTCTCCATTTGGAATAGCATTATTATCTATTTGCTTAAAGGAGTATATGGAAACCATATTTTCTGCTGCCTCTAAAGCTTGGATTCTATCATCCAAGTCTTTGACTGATCTAGTTATGAAAACATGATCCTTCAAGACTCTCTCAAATGCTTCTCCTAGTTTTTGGTCTATAACATTAAATTTATTATATAGATAAACTAGATCTTTATAGTTTTCTTCTACCCTAAGGTTGTGATCAGAGCTATCAACTGGACCATTATATTTGGCTGTTCTTCTTTTTGTATATATAAATTCTGACATTTTTAAACCTTTTTATTTTCTAGTTCTTTAACTTTTTCTGCTATTCTAGACAATTTTGAAGATACGGTAGAAGTAGTATCTATTTCTAGGTAATCAGGGGTGGCGCCATCGCCAAAAAACTCAAAGATGACATCGTCAAACCTATAGTACTTGCCATCCTCATAATCGTCATGAATCTGAACCTGCTCTGGGTCAACTTGTCCAACTAAAATTTGAATATCTGAATAAGTTTTATTTTTTAAATAGTCAGCTTTTTCGTCTAATTTTTTGAGATCAATTAACATTTTATTCATCTCTAGATTTTCTTTAGCCGAGCTACGTGGACCCCTAAATGTGTTTCTGTACCTTTGAAATAGAGGTTGTATAATTCTTTTAAATTCCGTATAAGTTATTGCCATGATGTTTCCTATATGCTGTTTTTAAATTTTACTCTGTAAGACTCAAGACTTGGGGTTCCAAATGGGTTTGAGAATCTTGTTATATTTGCCCTAAATCTTATGGCTTCTATTTTTCTAGTATCATTTGATCTATATACAATTCTAGAATTATTTTGAATATATTTTCTACTAATAATCTCTCTATTTCCGAGGTAAGTATCCAAAGTAAATACATTGTCTTCAGAACTTCTATTGACTCTAAAGTCAAAAGGATCAACATAGCTATAGTAATTTAAAAAAGGTGTGCCATAGTTAGATATGGACACACCTGACATTAACGAGATAGAACCAGATGAATTACCTTCTGCATCAAATGTTACTACAATATTATTTATTCCTGGTATAAAATTCCATGAAATTTCTTTAGACGGTAAACCACTTTGGATATCAGCAACTAGTGTTCCGTTTAAAAAGATTGCTACATTCCAATCAACTGCGTTTCCAGATTTAGAAATAACATTATTAACTATTGTTTCTTGATCTACCAGCAGTGATGTTTGTAGGTATCCACTTATCGAATTTAGATTTAATGCTATTGGAATTGATGGCGAATTTGTAATTTCAATATTACCAGGTTCAAATATATTAACATTTGGATCTTTTTTATTTAAAATTTCTGACCATCTATTTTTATCTAAGTAAAGTCCAGACACATAAGAAACGTATTTAAAAGAAAAATTATTAATTGCATCCAATATATAAGGACTGTATATTTCTATATTATTTGGTATAGAACCAATCCTATAAGAAGATATTCCATTATATATAGAAGTGCTTGGGTTACGTAGCGATAAATTTGAATCAGTCGACAATGGATAGAGTCTTATGTCATTGTCTGATGGGTTTGATTTTATGTTAAAAAAACTTTTAACTGATTTATCAAATGAAACTACTTGATCGTAAGATGGATCATTTGTAGCGGAAGAAGATATTGGTATCCAACTAAAATCAGAAAGGCTAGTAGCTCCAGGAACGTCTTCTGCCACAAAAAATGTAACATCTCCAACAGAAGGGTTTCCATTAACTGCCTCTATGCTAACTGCGTCTATAACCTTATTAGCATCTCCAGAAGGTATAGATAGTGGGGAAGAAACAACTACTGCACTAGCATCATAATATTGACCACTAACTATTAGGTCTCTAATTATAAAGTTATATTTGTATTTTTTACTTGGGTCTGCTGAATCACCTATTTGATCTGGTTCATTTTTAATAAGAGTTATTTTTATTGCTCCAGAACTTTGTGGTGAAAAATCAAAGGAGAATCTATCGTAGTCGCTATTGGATTGTTTTCTTCTAAACTGTGAATTTCCAATAGTGAGGGCATCTATTATCTCAGCGATTATAGTTATTGGAGAACTAGTAGCTAATTTTCCATCTACTTTTGAAACGATAAAAGGGGTGGATAATGGTATGTTGATGACCATCGCACATGAGCCTATCCTGTTAGATGAATGCGTAACTTCACATTTAGTGTTTGTAAGTCCATCTAAAATATTATTATAGTCCGGAAGTTGCTTGGACTCTTCTATAGTTGCCCCGTCAAAATAAATTGAATATGTAATATTAGTAGTGTTTATTTTACCAGGTGCATTAAAGTCAAGTGCAGATGATTTTAATTTAGGAAGTGTTACTTTTCTATTTTCTGTATCAACAAAAGCATTAGTAAAAGAAAGGTCAACATTATCTAAAGTTGCAAATGAATCACTAAAAGAATAAAAATATCCGTCTGTATTTGAATTAGAAAAAAGTAAATTATCTATTCTCTTTTCTAAAGATGCTCTTTTATCTTTTAAGTTTTTTATTTTCTTATTAAGAAGAGTGACTGTATTCATTAATTTTTTTGTATTATCGTCTAAAGAATCATATAAAAATTCTAAGTTAAGAAGAGATCTAGCCATGAATACATTCATTAAATCTGGATCTGTTTTTTCAGTATTTCTTAATACGTTAACGTCTATAGATAAAGGTGCTCCTATTCTATTTGCGCTAAAGTATTCATCAAATTCTTTTTTAACCTCGTTCTCATCTGGTTGACTAATGACTTTATCATTAGCCGAAACACCAGTTGAATACATCAACCTATATATGTTTTCTAAAAATTTCTTTTTTTGTATCTCAGATATACTCATGACTGTTTTACCTTGACTCCAACTTTATAGGAATAAATTATTGGTGTTATATTTTCACCGTTAGGTTTTGTAATTTCTATTTTTAAAATAAACCTTCTTACAGAAGCTGGAATGTCTGGCTGAGAAAGGTAAGAAACTCCTGGCATTCTAAAATTTTCATCTATATTTTGATTAAATCCTATTACTTCTGGAACATTTGAGAATGGATCCTCAAGAGAAGATATCTGTATCCATTTAGATCCGTCATCAAGTGAAATGTAATATTTAATACTTTCAGTAATCGCTGAAGTTAAAGTGCCAGAAAAATCAGTCTCTGCTGAGAGAGTCAGATATTCTATATCCGCCGGAGCATCATATTGCCTAGATATAACAACGGCTTTATCGGAATATGATTCATGGCCAACAGATATGTCTCTAATCCCAATGCTTCTTCTTTTTGCTTTAAGTATTTCTTCCTGTCTAGTAAGAGGAACTTTGTAAAATTTATTATCAGTTTTTGTATCTTGAGTTGAAGCTTCTTTTATCTCAGCACTTAGATTTAGATTAACATCAAATTTAAGTTTAAACTTAGCAAATTTTTCTGCTTTAGTTATCGTAATAGTTTCACCTTTGGAATTTTTTTGAGTAGTTGTTGTATTAAGCCAATCTTTAATTTTAGTTATATCACTATAATCCGATATTGTATTAGCGCTAGGTGTGCCCTGTAAATCCAATGAACTAATTTGAGATAAATACGGAAAACTTCCGTCTTGTCCATCTTTTATTGGAGAGCTATTTACATAATTACTCAAATTGCTATCATTTATATTGAAATACACCGGAGATATAGACAATATGTGATCAAAGTCTGAGTAAAATGCACGTGTTATATAATGAAAGTTACCGTCTTCACCTAATGCTCTTATAACATAACCGTCTCGTATAGGTATTTCTCTTGATAATTTTATGTCTATGGTTTTTGTATTTTGTGTTTCTGATTTAAAAAAGTTTGGTTGATTATATGATGGTATTAATGTATTGAGGTCATAAGTTTTTGTTGACCAAGGAATCGATGAAGACTTCGTTTCATCTGTAGTTACAGGCGACTCAGGATCAAATCTTTTTTGATTAGAATAAGGATTAGGTTGTTTATTTGCATTAGTCTGATTACCTGTAGCATCAGGTTTGTAATAAATGTGTTTTATGTCAACAGCAATAGAGTCTGATTGTTTAAAGTATATTTTGATAGATTTAATTTTTCTTTCGGAAAAAGAAATCTTTGCTTCTCTATAATAAAAGTTTTTTACTTTATCAATTGAAGAAGGAATAAAGCTAGAACTTATATATATTGGTTGTCTTAAAATATTTTCTGTAACATTTAGTTCATCAACGACCTCTATTGAGGTGACCGTTACATCTTTTACTATATAATTAGCTGATCCAAAATATGGAATTATTTTAATAAAATTAGCAGATTCTGCTATTTCTTTTTCCATGACAATATTCAACAACAAAGATTCACCCTTAAAAGATGACCAAGGTTCATAAACTATTGGTTGACCAGGTCCAGGATTAACTATGTATTTATACTCAAATTCTTTTGAATCAGAATTTTTATTTTCTATGTTTATCTGTTCATATTCAAAAAATGTTAATGGATTATTATCTCTAATATTTTCTTGATTAATTATTGTAGGTGTATCTTCAAAAAAATATCTGTATAGATTAGTTGAAGTTGATGACGGATACACTGCGTGATTGCTACCCCTGTAGCCATTTGAGCCCTCAGCTATAAAAATAGATCTTGGTACCCAATTTTTTACTACGCCTGAAGATAAGGTCATTTGCCCATTATCTATCAATGGCAATTGATCTTTATTATCCATTTTAGAAAAATCAACATAATCTGAACTATCAAAAGAATTTCCAAAATAATACAAGTCACTTGAAGGACTACTTGAATACATCTGCAAAATCTTTACTTTGCTTTTTATTCTATTAATAAATTTATTTTCCTGAGCTATTTCATCAGTAAATATATTGTGTGAGTTAATAAATACAGCGGTTAAATAATCTATTTGTTTTGCTATTATATTTATATCATCTGAATAATTACCTGTAAACAAATTAAATTTATCAGAGATAGGTGGCTCACCTTTGATGTAAGGATCAAACTCAGTAAGTGGTCCGTGATATCTTATTTCTTAAAAAGTTTATTAATGATTGATATTCTTTCATTAATTCTTGATTATCAAAAAATTGATTCTCCCTATAATTTGCCAAAAACTTACTGACTTTGGCAACTATCTGATCTTGAACTATTGTATTTGGTGAGAGCTGAGTCATATTATAACCTTAATAATTTTTTTGAAAATGGATCTAGGTTGTTTACTTTAGATTTAATTATAACATTATCAATAGATATTCCATTGTATTGACCAGGTATATTATTTCTTAGTATCAATCTAAACCTAAGCGAAGATGGTATATAACTGTAATTAACTGTAAAGACTTGGTTAATTGGTCTATTAAATACTATTTCTTTTCCGTTTTGAAAAAACAAATATTGACTAGTATTATAAAAAGATGATTTTAAAAAACTATTATTTGTATAATTTGTCAAGTTAATCGCTACTTGACCATCTGCTAGCGTAACGGTAACTGGAGAATACCCTATGTTACTTTCCGTATTTATAGTACCATGAGTTTCACTATAATAAGCACCGTTAAACCTATCTTCAATGTATGGAATAAAAGAAAGTGGTATTTTATTTCCTGGTCCAGTAGAAATAAATTTCTCACCAGAGTTACCCCCACTAGAAAAAGCTCTAACTGCAAAATTAGAATTAGACAAAGAATCTATATCAATAATAGACTGACTATATTCAGTATTATTAAGAAAGTAGTCCACTACATAAATTGCGGTTCTGTCTAAAGTAGACTTGTAAAATATTGAATTTCCAAGTTCTTCATATTGCCAATTATTAGGGTTTTCTAAAATTCCGTTTTTATAAACTTTTATTGTTGGTTCTTGAGGAACAAATCTTAATTTTGCTAGGTTAAATGTATCAAAAAATATAACTTCAGATTCAATATAGTTTGAATTTCCAGCAAATAATGGTATCCAATCACTTTCAGATTTTATTGAATCTTGATATGTAACACTAAGTTCATATGACCCGGACTCTTTAATGTCATAATTATTGAAAGTTAAATCTCTTCTAGCATTTACTTTATTGACTATGCCTTTTACGCCTAATGGGAATCCATTAGTCTCTATTTTGCTTGAAACAAAACAAGCTTTATTTTGTGTTGATGTTTGAGTCAGGCCAAATAATATATTTTTAATAGAGAAAGTATATTCATATGAATTTGAATCTTCTCTGCTAGACAAATATCTAGTCACACTATCAACAGAAACCCCTGATGCTATAGGGTCTTCTTTTTGAAATGAATTATCAAAGTTATCAAGCTCATCTTTAACAGGAATAAATCCATCACTTCTTAATGAAGCCATTCTATTACCGGTAGTTCCCGGCCTACCCGTTCTATACACAGTGGTGTTAAATAAGTTATTCCTTGAACCTATTACATACTGAACGATGGTTTGAACGATGTTTTCAATTGCGTTTATATTCTTTGAATCTACAATTTCTCTTGATCTTGTTAAGATTTCTGACTCAGTTAATTCTGATAACTTTTCATTTACTCCATCAGAATAACCTTCTTCTAAAAGAGGGTACCTATATGAATATACTTCTGTGTAAGTTTTTTTATTATTCTTATTATTTTCAATACTATTTGCATTTTTAAAATAGAAATAAACAAGATCTTGAAGTCTACTTGGACTATTTGATTTTTCTTTTCTTCTTCTATCTATAATCTCATGAAGTATTTTAGAATTTAATTCTTGAGTAATCGGTACATTTTCGCTTCTATAATATTTAGACTGATTAAATATAAATTTAATTTTTGATACTTTAGCCTTATTGAATACAACGTCTACTGATTTATCTATTAAAAGTGGTGAGTTTAAAACTGGAACTTCAACATATTCACCTTGAGTTGAGGTTGTAAGTTGAGAAATAACTGGATCAGTTTTTGTAATTATAACTTGAAGTAATTGCATACCAATACAATCATTAGGATTAACTCTTATTGTATCCATTTCTACAGGATTAATAAATGAAATTTCAAAAAATGACTGAGCACCTTTGTCATAAGAAGAATTATATTTAACATAAGACGTTGATTCGGGTAGTTCTGAGTTAATTAGAAATGGTGACTTAACAGTTACTGTCCAATTATTTGCCGGATCCTCATCTAATACTGAACGAAAATTAGAATCTGTAGTTAAGTAAGACGTATAGTTGCTTGTTGAGCTAATTCTATCTATGTTAAGAAGTTGGTTTTTAAAATTAATTCCATTTGCAATAGTCATCTTACTTAAGACTGGATCAATGTAATAATTTCCATTGGAATTAAAATTTATATTGTCTCTGTCAAAAAGAGTGATAGTTTGACTATCATATAAATATGAAGATAGATTATTATCAAAATTTTCTACATAGTTAAAATTAAATAGATCATCTTCTCCAACTATAAATTGATAGTTACTAACAAAGTTCTCTAAATGAAATATATCTTTTTCTATTTTTTCTATTTCAGATGAGTAGATAGATGCTATTGAATTTAATGCAACAGACAAAGCTGAAGAAGCGGAAAAAAATTGATTCATTCTTAATGAAGAGTCTCTAAAAAATTCTATAATACCTTCTATGTCAAGTCTAGAATACCTTAAAGCTAAAGAAGGGCTGTAGTTTATGCTTGCATCAAAGTTTCTAATATTCTCAATTAAAGAAGATACCTGAGCCTTATCAGCTTTAATATTTTGCATTAAAGAGCTTACTGTTTTTCTACTTTGACTAGAAAAAGTTTGTATCGTTTCAGGAAGATGCTGTAACACTGCTACTCCAATCTTTTCCATCCATGTCTTGTAGTTCGAATACAACTCCAGCAGTTATATTCCTTCTCACTATGTCGTAAACCTCTTCATGGTTCAAGAAGTTTTTCTTGATCAAAGCAGGTAGTTTAATTATAACATATCCACCCTTTGGATAAGCCTCACCTAAAGCTGGATATATATCCCAGTAAGATATAGCTTGATTAATGTCATCAACAACTGAATTGGTAGTAAAGTTTGCTGAGATTCCACCACCTTTTACTCTTAGATCTTTGTAATCAAAATTTTCATCGTTAAAATTATTCAGCACATAGACTATACCTAGCAACACGGCAAATGGGTCATAGGTAGACTCATCGTTTTTATTAAAGATGTTGTTATTGTATGTAAAATTTAAAACTGAGTCAACATTATAATCATCTACTAAAACTTTTCTGAGAGCTTGTATTCCTACTTCTCCCTCTTTATATATTGGTGTTTCATACTTATATATTTCTTTTGGTTTAATGTAAATATATAATGGTTTATTTATTTTTACAGTATTTTTATTTAAAAAGGGATTAGTTGGTATTGGAACACCATTGCATTGAATAACTGAAATATCTTTGTTCGTAACAGTGTAGTCAACTTTAATTAAAGATTCATTAGTAGGAATGATTGGATTAATAAATTCAATTATTCCATTATGTGTATCTATGTTTTTTATAGAACTTTCTGGAATTTCTTGCCATGGACTTGATATAGATTCTTTTGTATAAATTTTAACTATATTTTTAAACTGACTAGCAAATCTAAAAAGATCAGAAGAAGCTTCCTGAACAGTAACTATAGGAGTTCTTCTTAATTTAATTGACCTAGAGTCATTTATTATTGGAGTCTCTCCTATGACATCATAATAACCTCTACCAAAAACCCTTGACCAAGCAACGTTTTTAATGCTTGATGTATCGTAAATAGCAGTTAGTTTTTGATTATTATACTGAGATAAAAATCCTGAAGCTTTTTTAAATGAAATATCAACATCTTTAGAAAAAGATCCTGAAGTTATATACAAGGGCCAGACTTCTGTTTTTCGCAGATTTGGAGGCATGTTGACAATTTGTATTTTATTTTTCTTTTTTGTTTTAACACTATAAATAGGATAAGCCATCTTGGTTGGTATGTTTACTGGATTAAACGAGTCTCCGTTTGCAGAGCCGGTAAATTCTGTTTGAGATTCAAGATTGCCATCATAGTCATACGCATATACACCGATGTATATATTATCCGGTCCACTTTTGATAAACTTTAAATACGATATTTTTTTACCAATGAACTCTTTTGTTGCAATATTATAGAATCCATACAGAAGACCGTCTTGTTGAGGTAGCTTATTGGATACCTCTATATCTGAATAATACACATCTCTGTCAGGAGGGGTATTGTTAGATATTTCTGCAAGGTTGATTGGAATTGGAACTGGCTTACCCAGGACAACTTTACATAGGAGACTAACGCCGTCATAGTAATTAAATGAATTTTTTCCTGGTTTTATTGAGCTTAAATTTGGATCTGTTATAGAATAATCAACAATATTTTCAGTTTTCTTATAGACTTCTTTGGTATACTCTGAGACGTTACACGTAAGTCTAATGTCGTTATTAGTCCTTGATAAACTTAGAAAAGCATCTGGCACTGGTGTAGAAGTTCCATGTTTTTTTACTGAATTTGGGGAAACTATTGCCGAAGTAACACTTATAGAATCTTGTTTTAAGTTTTTAATATCAACTTCTTCAGCCCTATTAATATTTGGTTTATACTTATTATTATCAAGGGGAATGTTTAATCCCGAATATGTAATTGTGCTATTAGAAAATTTATCATTATCTAATTGATGAAGTGTTATTGAATTTAATCTTGCATTTGCTGCAATTAGACCTGCGTCGACTGAAAAACTTTGTTGTGTAAAAGAAATTTTTGTTTTTGGAATTGTCATAGACACTATGCCAGAAACTAATTTTTCTTTTGGATAATAATTTGTTTCCCAGTCATATTCATCCCCCCATGAAGAAGCTTGTTTTGTTACTACCTTTTTTGTTTGAAAAGTACAAAATGCATGAGCTACATGTATTCCCTCTGCAGTTGATCCAAAGTCTCCACCGAGTTTTGAACCTTCAAGAAGTATGGAAATGTATTTACCTTTCATGTTTCTTCCGTCTACTTCTGCAAAACTAATTGTATGATTTTTAGAAAAATTCTTTGTAGCGTACTGATTGCCAATAATTCTAAACCTATACTCATCTGTTATATTTACATCTATAATTTTAAAACCTTTATAATTAGGGGATTTTGCAGTTGCCGTTGTACCAAAATCATCTCCTGCTACAACAACAGATTTTAAATAATCTATATCTGAGTCATTTGGAAGCTGAAAGCCAATCCATACTCTTAAGGTGTCTGGATCCCTGTTAGCGTCTGATATTCCAGTAAAGTTAATTAACCTAAATCCTTCTTTGCTAACCAGGCCTTCTACTGCATTTCTAGATCTAATTGCACCTCTGACGTATCTGTCAATATTTACACTTCCATATTTGCCATTATTAATTTGATCTACGTATTGAGATCGCACTCCTTCACTCATATCAATCCAAACATTTGCTAGATGGCTTTTTGTCTGAGAGTCTACAATTCCATCTTGTTTTAATCCTCTATTTTTTTGAAATGCTTTAAGTTTAGAAGTGGTTGATGATCCAAACTTTCCATCGGGTGTTGTATTATATCCAGCAGCTGTTAATGTCAATTGTATGTATCTAATGTATGTATCAGACATATTAGGTTTATGTTGAAAATATTCATCCCAAGTATTTCCATTATCTATATCATAAGTATATTGAAAGGCGTTAAATAAATCACTTACACTATTAGCAAGAAGTGGTTCTATTTTAGAATATTTACTTTTACCCTGAGATGACTCAGCAGAAGATGGAAAATACGGTCTTTCTACTCCTGCAACAGATTCTTCTGGTCTGCTGCCAGCAGCTCTTACTAATTTTGTTTTTGTTGCAACTGCAAATGTGTGTTTTTGTATAAAGTTTACATTTGCCTGTATTTGTATATTAGCATCTAAATCTTTTGATTTTTCTTCTGAAGAGATAGAAGAATGTACTACTTCAAATTCAACTGGATATGTTTTTGGGGAAACAACTGGAAGTGTTTTTAAATCTGATTTTTTTGAAGGTATTACTTTATCCCTAACAACGTATGGACCAAAAGAAGAAGGAATAAAGAACTGCTCCGATACATTATTAGTATATACATCGCACGATATTTTTTTATTATTCACCTTAACTAATTCATATGTTGATGAAAGTTCGGATTTTTCTGTTGCTGTTACTGATAATGTATTTGTCCATAAGATGCTTGGATTTGTATATTCAATATATAATTCTATATTTGAATCATCTTGATCTAAGAATACGTTATTAACAGAAGGATTAGCGCCTGAAAATTCTTTAATATATTTTAGTATTGGGCTAGGTAGAATATCTCTTACATACTTTTGCTGATTATCAACAACAACTTGTTTAAAATATTTTTGTTTCTCGTCGTCATAGGCTGCATCTGGATTGATTACCCAATCATTATTCCATGAACCTGAAAATACATGTACGCTTGACCTTATATCTTTTTTTCTTCTAGTAGACTCTAATTTGTCGTTCAATGCAACTGCAATACAGTTGTATAAAAACTTGTACGGTCCTTCAACGAAATTAGAAAATACTGTGGTTGAACCACTGCCAATGTTTACTGATCCATTATTTGCGGTTGCAACTAATGTTGACCCAGAGTATATGTCATTGCAATATTTTAAAAATCCAGTTGTAGATGCAACAATATTTCCAGATAATAATCTATCTGTTTTTTTTGTAGATCTTATATTTGCAAATATTATTTTACCATCTCTTGATAAGATATTTTCAATTCCGTTAGTTTCATTAAGAAAGTAATTGTACCTTTTTGCAGTTCCAATAACGGTCTGCCCAGATCCATATATTCCAGAATTAGATGCAAATTCCAAAGCATTAATGCTCCAAGCGTTATTTTTTGAAGAATCTAAAAATAGATTATCAGTATTGTAGGTATCTGAACTTAAGGATTGTATAGTTAATTCCTCTGGTTTTACTTTTAGATTTGAATCCAATGTTGACAACGCATTTGTGGGAGCGTTGATTAAGTCTAATAAAAGAGTTCCAGCATTATCTATAAAACCTTTTAGTTTATCTCCATGACTATCAGTAAGCGTCCAATGTAAAGAGCATACTAAAAAATCATACTCGGATAAATCATCAATCTGATCGATATCAACCAACCAATAATCTGCCTGACTCTTATCAGCAATTTCACTTGTTGGATTGATTATTTCAAAAGAAGATAAATTAAATGGAGAATTTTCTAGGTTAGCTAATACGTATGGAGATATTTTAGAGAGGTCTTTTCCTTGGCTTTTAGAGTATAAAACTCCTGCTTTTACGGTTTTAGTAAGTACGCTAGATAGATTTGAGGAGTTTCCATTGAATGCAGTGTTAAAACTAATAGAGTTTTTTACTTTTGCAACTACTCTCCAGTTAAATATTTCAAATGTTCTATTGTCATCTAGGGCTTTTCTATTAACAAATACATAATTATCATCTGTACCACTGTAGTTTTTGTCTATATAATTTTTTTTTGTATTTCTTTTTACAGAAAATACTCTTTCTCCAACTTTTGATCTGTCAATGACTTCTGTTTCTTCTTGAATCTCTTTAAAAACTGGAAGAACATTTATTGATTCAGTGTATCCAAGTATCTGATTTGACCAGAATCCTTCTTCGTTTACTTCAACTTTGTCGTATGAAAGTTTTAAATTTTTTGGATTTTGATCTTCAAAAAGAACAACAATTCTATGGGGAATTTCATTGTTTGTAATATTTTCCTGTGTTAAAAATGACTCTATTAAAACTCTGTACTTTAATCTACCTGTTACAGGATCTGAATAAATGTTTCCATTTTCGTCTAACACTTTGACAGACTTTGGCATGTAGCTAGGATTTGAGAAAGAAGATATAGAAACATCATAGTAAGATTTTGCTTTAACCAGTGTAAAGAATCTGCTTACATAATAACTGTGTGCATAAATTTTTTCTTTTACATCTGACTCTTCATATCTATCAGAAAAAAACTGCTCATTAAGAAGTATGTCACTAACGCTTATTTCGTCTGATGAAATAAATGGGTTTCCATCAGAATCCTCTAATATTCCAAGCTCATTAGCAAACATTATTTTAGAAAATGAATCTGATTCATTTAAATTTTCTGCAGTTAAAGAAGAAAGATCTACTATTGAAATATTATTTTCAGGAGAAACTTCTTTTGAGGTATACCAGCCTAAGTTAATAGCATCTCTTGGAACATAATTTCCAACTTTTACTGCTGGTTCTTTTCCTGAGTCTGTTGCATCGGTAAACTTTTTCATTTTTAATCTTCCTCATATTCATTCATTAATTCATAATAATCTGCAACGTAATAAGGAGTTGAGCCAAGAAGACCTATGTCATGCTGAGTTTTTCTTGACATTGGGTACCATTTTGGTGGCATCCAATTTGGGGTTGCTACATACGTAGGAGCATAGCTTCCATCGTGGTAATTAGTAGTAAAAGACGGAGTAGAATACATATCCTCTACCTCTTCATATAGTACATTTGGATTATATAATATAGCATCCCTAAAATTATAATTTAAGTTATCATATTTCTCATACCAATATACTATATCTCCAGCCACTGTATTCGGACTATAGTTTACTGTTGCTGCGTTTTCAGTCTCTAAAGCTGTTATCCATATTCCGGGATTATATTTATCCATAGATACAATTGGACCTACTTCAAACATTCCATATTCATCAGTTGTTACGTAATTTGAATATGGGGTTGCATCAAATACATCTTTTAATGTTCTACCTTTTCTCCAGTAAACTACTTTATTGACCTGAGGATCACCAAAAGGCGATCTAACAACTCCGGTAATGTAATTATTCGTAAGGCCATCAGCATAAAATACGTTGTTTGAAGGAAAAGCTTTTAGCTCAATTTCCTTTTCATATATTGATGATATTGAATAATTTAATGTTTCAGAGAAGCCTTCAGTTTGAGAGTTTGGATGAGCTTGCACAGAACCATTGACAACACCTAAAACTGTTATAGTATCTGATGTTAAATTAGCTGGTATAGCCCCAGAATAAGAAAGCGTAACCGATGCAAAACCGTTTATATCAGTTGTATAGTAGACGTATTCAGACTGCAGATTTGCAGAAGATACAGTAAAAGTTTGATATGGTTTTGGATTTCCATTTTCATCTATAGATATAGCTACTAAAACCATGTATTCATCTGAGTTATCAAGAATGTATGATGGACTCAAAGTTAAATCAAAGTCTGCAAATTGATAGTCGTTGTGGCTTAAGTATATGAATCCTTCTGTGTCCCAAAGTTTCATTGGGTCTATTTCAAGGGTTATCGGAGTTGCATGACTAGCTATAGAATTTTCATAAGTAACTTTATATTCATAATATGAATTTGGAGTAGCATCAAAATCTAAATGAGTTACATATTTTTGATTTAATGCGTCAAAATGATCATTATCTACAATGTATGTATCTTTTACTCTATAAGTTACTGAGTAATCCCTATCAATAACTCCTGGAGTAGCACCACTAAATACTGTTACATTACTTGTAGAACTAGATCCAGCTTGCAGTATTTCGTAGCCAGTGATACTATCCACTACCCTTACGTCATAAACGTTTTCATAACCTAGGTATAAATCATCCGTAAAATTAGCTTTTACTATTTCATTATTAATTAGTGAAACACTAGTTGGAGTAGCCTCATTGTAAAATGCCACTTCTGATAGCATTGTTGGAGTGGCAAAGAGTCTCTCGACTATAATTGGAGCACCTTGTCTAGCTACATTAGATAGATTTAAATTAAAACCAGGAGTAGAAAATTCTTCTGTAACTGGATTAGAAAATATATAATGATCTTCACTGTTTTGACTGTACCAACCTGAATTTATATAACTCTTATAAACTCCTGTATAATTTGCACTAACTTGAACATCGGCAATAATTCCACCTTCATATTCAGTTAGTGAGTTAGAGATCCATATGTCATCTTCGTTGTCAACGGAAACATATTGCTCTGAAAGATAAAGCTCTACTCCTTCTGTTTCGTTAACGGCTTCAAGTTTGTAAATATAATCATTATCAGGATCAAGGCCAAATGTTTCGTAATTTAATTCATATCTGCCAACTATATTTGAATTCTTACTAAATGTTTCATCCCAATTATCTTGATCGTATCTTACTACTCCGTTTTTATTAACTAAAGCCTGAATTATTGGAGTGCTATATTCTTCAAAGGTTTCCCATGATTCAACTTTAAATGGATAAACTGGAGTAGAGGATAGCCCCGTGCTAAATATAATAGAATCAGGAGTTGATCCATATGGATACTTTAAATCTGCAAAATAATAACTTACTGTAGATCCAGATGTACCAATGTAACCAAGGTGATTTTGAGGTGTTGCAAAATTTGGATTTATATACTTAGCAACTATATTAGGCGAGGCTGGGACTAAGTAATCTAGAAAATCGTAAGTAGAAACTCCACCATAACCAATATAGGGAGATGCAACATTAAGAAGAATATTGTCTTCGTATCCAACTGGCTTAACATTTTCAATATGAACATAGGCTGGAGTTGCTCCAGGTGGGAATACTAAAGTGTTCATCATTGAATCTTTATCTAGTGTAAAATCTTTTAATTCAGAAAAAGAATTAATTCCATTGAGAACAAAACTGCCATCAATTTTTGGAGATGTAGTAAAAGAACCTCTTTTTTTATTATAAACATTTGAAATTAACCTAATATTAGCACCATTATTACTAAAATTTGGTGTAGATAAATTGATTGGACTTCCGATAACACTCGTTGAAGGTGTTGAACCAACGAATCCAATCTCAAAATTAGAAGAACCAGACGATGGCGTAGCAGAAGCTTTTGTTGCATAGTAATAATTTATTCTATTTGAATTTGGACTAGCAGATGTAGCAGATACATTTAAGTATGGTTGATCATTAGATATATCTTTAAATACATATCCAGTATAAGCATAACCGTCCTGATCAAATATGTTCATAACATTAAATTCAGGACTTGCTGGATGTCCAGGGTAGAATACATTTTTTGGATTATATGTTAGATCTGAATAAAAAGTTTTTGATGTAGAGTAAGACCCATGAGGAGTGGTATGTAATGCATACCTGAAGTTTACTGTTGCACTATCGTTTTCATAATAATCTTGATCGTAAGATCCATAATACTTATAGTCAACCTTAACTGGAGCATAGTTATCTTCTGTTCCAAGATATCTAAGTCCAGTGGCAGAAAATCTAGCTTCTACTTCTATCTCATTTTCAAAAGGCTCTTTTACGATAATATTTGCATCGTTGATATCTCCAACTCCAGGCTGGTAGTAAGAACCTAATGGAGTTGCATCATCATAAGATGAAGCAATTCTACCTATGCTAAACTGATCTTTTCCAGCATAGTCCCAGTATCCTTCGCCCCATTTAACATATCCCCAATTTGTTGGATACTTTTCATTTATATCTTTTACAAAATCAATAAATTTTGATGTTGGCTTGCCGTATCCATCAAAGTATGGACTGGAACTTTCCATGTTTTGGATTTCAATTATTTCAGGAGTTGCTCCTAAATAATCTGAATCAGGAGTTGCCCCATAAGCACTCCATATATTAAGTTCTCTTCTTAAGGTTCTCTTAATTGCTTCTACTGTTGGTCCAGGAAGATTTTTATAAACATCTAATGTTCTTTTTTTAAGACTATCATTTGATTCAAGATATAATCTTTGTATTCCAACACGAGATGCAAATTCATCAAACCAGTTCCACTTAAGAGTTGGAGCCTGTTCATATACGATACTGTCAGCAGACAAAACTTTAAATAATTTTTTAGTAAGAATCTGTCTATCAACAGCATTATAATAATAGCAATAGTCATTTTCTAAAGATTCATATAAATCTACTATTGAATCTATTCTTGCTAAGGGTATCCCATCGCCAGTTACTCTGGATATCGATGCCGGAACATCTGAACAAACATACATCCACGCTGACTGCTCTAAGTCAGAAGTTGTAATAAATCTATCTAGTTGAAATAGGTTTACTTGTTTTTCAAAATTTTCTGGAAAATCAGATACTAAAGAGTTAACAAATTTTCCAGCTATAGTCTGAGGCAGTTGTAAGCTGGGAGTAGCATCATCTTCTGAGTCTGTAAACATTTTCATCCAAGATGGAAATCTTGAAAGAATCTTCTTTGTTGCTCTAGACAATACTGGAGATACTGGATTATCTACTGCTACTTCTACAAGTAGAACAAAACCATAGTCTTCTACGTCTTCAGGGTTAAGAAATGATACTATCTCTAATTCAAATCTTACATATCTTTTAGCGTTTTTTATAAAAAGAGTTCCTACGTCTTGAGATATGGCAGACTTTAACCATGGCCCTTCTGTAGAATCAGACTCATAGGTTATTAAAGTGTAGGTAGGATTATCTTGATTAACTGATTCAGTAAACGCTCCGCTTAGAGCTTAATATATCTACTCTTGATTTTGTGTCAATAAATCTAAAAAGATCTAAGTCTACAGAATCTGGATTGAGAATATAAAATGGAGAAGAGTCTTGTATCAAATCATATATATAATATTGACCAGACTCTTGATCGTAATCAAAGATATTGTACGATACAACTCCAGCTTGTTGGACAATTTCGCCATAGTTTGTAACGCTTACTGGGGTCGAACCATCTACTACAATGGTAGGAGTAGCATCCTGTATTATTTCGGTGCCAACAAATGTTCTATCACCAATAGTATTCAGGCCATTTCTAGACCTTGAGATAGAGTAGTTGGTATACCATTTATTGTGATATAAATCGATAGCACCTGTAGACCAGCTTTTACCAGATTTAACAAAATCTGCACTCCTAAGTGCTATGATAAATTGCTTCATCTACAGATGCCTTTCAATTTTTGAATCAATCTAACCAGATTGAGTACTCTGAGGTAACTCCATTGTCTGGATGTACAAACATTAGGTGTTGGCATGGTCTGCTCATTGAAGAGAAGTATTCCTGAGCATATGTATTGTGACTTTCTGGTGATCCAGAAATTCTTAAAAGACTACTACCTATGGTCATCTTTACCTGTTGATGGTAATGACCCATAAATACGTCTTCAAAATGCTCCGGGATAGCGCCATCTTTCCAGCCCATTACCTTTTTATAGTAACCGTATGAGGCACTTGGTGCAGGCATTTGATCGCCATGAATGAGAAGTGAACTGTATGAGCCTATTGTATCAACTGCATAAAAGTTTCTCTCACCTTTACCATCTGGTATATTAAAGGTAATTCTTGGTTCATCCTTGAAGATTAATTGGACAATCTTATAGAGTAATCTATCCATGTTTGTCTCAGGGTCATGTTGCTTTCTTGCTCTTCCGCCGACTGCCCCGTGATTGCCTATAATCCCTGTAACGTGAACGTGCTTAAAGTTCTCAAGTGCTGTTCTAAGAAAGTTACCCAAGATTTCAGGACCATTAATTCCGACCTGCCTATAAAGACCAGAGTCAATTAAATGGCTTTGGCCAGGAAAAATCTCTTCACCCTCTACGATATCACCTAAAAGCCAAACGTGTAAATCATCTACTGGGTGGTGCGTTCTTTGAATGTCTGTAATCTCAATAAGCTTTTCTGCATAAGCTTCTATTCTTTGTGCAAGAACTTCTGAGTTATAAGAAGGCGTAACCTTGCCAAGTTGCCAGTCTGCAAAAACTGCCACTGCTGTTTCCGATACCCCTTTTTTGGAGGATGGAGCATTCTTTTGTTTAATTGCAGGAAGTTCAAATTCAGAGAATGCTGAATAAGCAGCTTCATATACTGCTAGTATAGTTTCGTCTTTTACGTTTTTATTCTTTTCAGCTAGACGAGCAAGTCTTTTATTCTCAGCTCTGATGAAGTCAAACTTATTATTATAAGAAGTTCCATCTGACTCTGAGTCTGTATCCTGTGTTGAACCATAGTCTTCATCTTGTCTAGATGTTTCAGAGAATCCTATGTATTTACTAGCTTCAGCAACGCTTACTTCATTTATATCCAGAGTTTCTTTTAGAGTTTCTCCAAAAGAGTCTTCTTCTTTTTCTATAGTCATTTTTGCCTGAGTCATATTTGGCGCCTTGACAATATGCGTAGTTGTCAAGAGAAAGTATTTTTCACTCATTAATTTAAACCAACCTTTAGTAGTTTGATGCACCAATTATAACAGAGTTTATGTTGATTGTGCCAGAAACAATGTATTGTCTTTCATTTTGTGGTTTAAATTCTTTTCTATTAACTGTTACTCCACCAGCTGTCATTGAAGTAATGTTAATGGACTTTATAAAATCAGAAGATATTTTTATTTGTCTTTCAATTTCTTGAATAGCAACAAAATCTCCTATTGTAAGAGAGTTTAAATATCTCTTAACAAATATTGCAGCTTGATTTTCAATGCCTTTTTGAAGATTATTTGCAGTACCAAATGGAAGGGATATGGTTGCATTTACAGCAACAGAAATAGGATCTGCTATTGTTACATTCATTCTAATCCCGAGTGGTCTAATGTTATTAATTGCCTGGTTTACAAGTGTTGGAATGTTTCCAATTCTTCCTGGAACTTCTGGAACAATAATAACCTCACAGGAACCAAGACCATAGGTAGCTTCTCTAACTCTTATGTCTCTTACTCCGCTTACTGAAAGAGCTGCAAATCTTATAGACTCAAGAGTTCCAGTCGTATTAACCTTAACTGCTGAGAGTATTCTTCTTCTGTAGTTATCGTCTGACTCTGAGTTTAAAATTGGATATATTTCTTTTGGGTTATTGCAAAACACCAAGATTCCTGGAGGAGCTATATAGTTATGCTTAGTCAGAGTCCCTACAGATGCAACATATTCATTTGACTGAAAATTTGGCTCAACTATTCCGTATGCTTTACTTACTCCACTCAATATAACTATGTCTTGGACTACCCTATAGCTATATTGGGAAGAGTTAAATGAGCCAACGTCATTGTAAACCAGTGTTCCTTTAGGAATAACAATTGATGACTGAAATGAATTGCTAATAAAAAACTCTATATTTGCTGTTGATCTTTCATAAGTCAACTGATCAGAAAGAACTTTTCTTCTTACATTATATAATTCACCTATTAAATCAAGAGATCTTCCAGAAGCTGTAGACAAATTACCTTGACTTACTGATTCTCTAAAAGACTCATAGAGATAAAACATTTCAGTTCCAAAAGCATCAGCGAAAGCCCTGGCTACAGAACCTGGAGATGTGGCAGTTATATTAGCATTTTGTTCTAGTGAGTTTATGATTCTAACTATAATTTCATCTTTTGTTTTACTATTAACTGTAG